AAGGAGCCGGTTTTTGCCTTGAACCCCTTACACTTGCATTTGGTCCCTTTAATCTTACACCCGAAGTTCCCCTTGTGCCAGTGTTCGTGCCACTGGTGCCCGCAAACGCATATGGAATTGTCGGCGAGCTTCAGGGACGCCCGGTGGGCAGGGGCGTTCCAGGCATCTTGCATTTTCTCCTGCCGGATGGGTAGCTTGGCTGGCGACTGCGGGGGCTTGGGCGGGGGGGCAAGCCCGAATGATGTCTCGGTCTCGGGTCCCATGGGGGTGGGCTTCCATTTCTCCACAAACTTTCTTAGCCCAGGAAGAGCCTCTTTCTCAGGATGAAAGTTCTTCATGTGGTTTTCCTTACTGAGAACACGTTCCATGCCACAGTGTGGGCAACGGAACCCAACGGTCTGGCGCTCCCATTCCCCGGAAGCACTCTTGAGGCTGTCCATCTCCGTCCCCTTCCCATAGAAGGGATTGTAGTTGTTCGCCGGGGCTGCTGGGTCGTCCAAGCTGTGGTGGGCAAGGCTGTCCATGTCGGCAACATCAATTCCCCCAACTCCCCCCGCTCCGGGGATGGGGAGCATGGCACCCTTCTTCTGGAGCAACAGCGAGCGTGGCTTGGTCAGCATGAAGATACTTCTCCTCACTAAAGCAGTGTATAGATATGATTTTGTTGTAAAAAAGGAGGAAAATAATTTTAGGGACCAATCTCAGCCCGTACCATCTCCGCAGGCGGCGGAGTGTACACCAGCCCCAGCGTCTTTATCTGCTCAAGACATTCCTTCTTACCCTCAATGCTTGACACAGAACTAAGACTCCCGTCCGTGGGGGACGAGCAGAACATCGTTTGCATTGTCATAGTGAGGCCTTCAGTCTCGTAGAGAATGAAGACCCGCTTGGAAATAGTGTTCCAGACTAATCGCCAGCACTTGCGGGCGGGTGAGACATTGGCCGTGACTTGCTTTTGGGTAACGATGCTCGCCACGTATGCCTCCAAGTAACGGGAAATTGGGGTCTTGTCTAAGATACTGGAAGATTGGATTTTTGTTCAGCCAATTTTTTGTGCTTTGTTGCCCATATTTTTGCCATTATTGCAGGATTGCAGGCGGGGGCAGGTCCGCCAAACCTTTGCTGATTTGTTTGCATCCGTTTTTTATTTATTGTGGGGTTGCATGAGGGGCTGAGACCACCAAAACGCTCAATATTAGTGGCGTCTCGTTTGGCTTTAATCTCTATGCTAAAGCTGGGATTGGTGACCCCATACTTGGCTAGCATCGTAAGTTCGGATTTCTTTTTTAGTTCCGAGTCACTAAAATCCCGAAGGTTTCTCCAGTGGCCTTGACATTTATAAAAAGTTTTAGAGCAACACGGTTTTTGATGTATCCCCAAGAGAAAATTAGCTTGATTTCCACATTTATAAAAACATAAAATACCAGAATTGCTTATCGGTTTGACTAGCATACTTTTCTTATGTTGAAGATAAGCAGGACAGGAACCGTGGTGGTTTGAACAGCACGGGTTTTCTTTTTTTCCAACTAAATAAGTGGCAGGATTTCCACATCCATATTGACATAGCAACCGAGAGTCTGGAGTAATGGAGGCAGCACACCCTTTTGAGCCTTTTGGTCTCCCAGTATTTCCCTTTTCTTTAGCTATATGCCCAGCCCTAGCGGGGTCGGAAAGCCCGTTCTCGTTTATGTACTTGAACCCACCTTGCCCACCCTCGTGTAGGTTATAGCATAGCGGGTCCTGACGAGCTCCCCGCAAGAGTTCTACCTCTTTTGCATAAGCATCCGTGGAACTCTCAAATGTGAAAAGGACGCTCTTCTTGAAGTTGTGTTTTCCGTATTTCTTCACGGCACGCTTGATAGCAATTCCCGAGCCAAGATAGCCGTCATTTGGATTGGTGGTTTCGTGGACGCCGTAGTAGTATCGGCTGTTGAGGAGATTGGTGATTTTGTAGACGCTGAACACTTGCAGACCTCCGAGTATTAGATGTTCCCTCTATCTAATACTCGGAAATTTGTAAAATTGAAGCCTCAGTCAAAAATTACTAGCTGATTGAATACAGCAAGCTACGACCAGTGGCATCTCCACTTCCGAGGCCACTATCAAGGAACTCACCGTAAACTGTTCCGCTAACATCAAAGATGTCAGTAACTGATACGGTAACATTCTCGTTGACAGCAGCGGTCTCGATGGCGTATCCTGTCGTGAAATTACTAATCCAACACCCTTCGTATACGGTAGCCACGGCCTGTAGCCCAGAATTACCAAGGTTGTTGAACCCACCCTCGTTCGGGATATCCGCCGTCGTTAGGTCCGGCGTCCCGCCGCCGAAGCCAGAAGCATTGCTCGGGTCCTCCGAGGCAAGCTGGGAGAATACAATCTCGGTCTTGATGTCGAAGGGCCACCGATGATGACGGATGGACCTTACTCCGCCAGAGACACCAGCTTTATAGCCCAATACCTGCATGATGTTGGCAAGGTAAAGGCATGTGCGCTGGATAGTGATGCTCAGCGGCTCGGTGACACCGGGCACAAGCTCGGCGACCTGGTCACCGTAGCCTAGCCCACGGATGGCCTCTACTGTGCGGGTCTCGGAGATTTGGAAGGAGGACGTGACGCCCAGCTTCACGAACTTGCCCACGCCGACGACATCCGTGAAAATCTTGAAGCGAGACGAGATTACGGACTCCGTCTGGGGTGAAGCTCCTTGCTGATAGATATCAAAAGTGTGACTCGCTTTTTCAAGCGGGGCTGGTCATTTCTGCCAACCTCTTACGGTTCGTTTCCCGTAATGTTCGGACTATTGCATCACCCTCTTGGGTGCCCTCTCGCTTAGTCTCTCACGGTCCCTATCGGGTTCCGCCTCGTTGGCATCTCAGCTTTCGAGTCAATCAGAGTGGGTTTACCGTGGCCAATCTATCTAGCCACCTTGTGCCATGTTGTTTATTCCTCCTAAGCCGCTAAGGCGGCATATTCAATCAAAGGGGTTGGAAGTGTTTTTTCATAGAAACACTGTTCTGGTCTAGGCTCGTTGAATTGACGCCCCAATTGTTTTGCCATACCTTTTCTTCCCTGCCAGCTAATGTACTCTGGCGTTCTACGAGATGAAAAATCTCGCAAGGCTGCAAGTTCATTGGTCCCTTGTTGACGATTCTTCATAAACACAACAAAAGACTCTGGTTTCTTTTTACCTCTTAGGCTTAGCGACCGCCTTTTACGAGTCTCTTCCGAATGTGTTCCCAATCCTCGTGCCCGACGCTTAACCCACCCTTGTCGAAGAGCCTCTGTATGCTCCGGTGTTGCCTTCAACCCCATCTTTGCTTCACTGAGATGTTTTCGATGGGACTCAGTTACCAGTTTTCCTTTTGGCGATGGGGGTCTATCTGCCTTAGTGGCTATGTTATAGCCTTCTTCCACCGCTTTTAATTCTTCTATAGCTTTTTGCTCTTCTTCCAGCAACTTATCTGGCAAGCAAGAGCAGAAAACTTCAATCTTAAAAACCTCGCCGCCATACTTCCTGAAGGCATTTAGCAACTTTGGATTGTCGTGCTTTCCCGCTACAAGTTCTGCACGATGTTCCTTCCAGCGATGTGGTATATCCTTTGAACTTCCCACGTAAACTTTTTGGTTTACGGTATTTCGGATTAGATACACACCAGAATCCATAGCTACTCTTTGGTCTTAAACTTGGTCTTCTTCTTTCCCGCCTCGTCCTTCTTCTCACACGCTTTGCAAAACTCGGAGACATACCCACCGTGCCGATTGGTATGAGGCTTTCCGCACCCTTCACACGTTACCTCATCATCGTCATCGTCATCCTCCGTCGCTAAGACCAGCCCGTCCAGCAGACTGCCCTTCTTCTTCCCGTCCTTACCTTTCACCTTTAAGGCTTCCTCCTCGGCATCTTCCTGCATCTGTTGCTTTCCAAGGACCTTGGCGGCCTGTCCGAGCTGGTTGTATGCCCGATAGATAGCCTCCACTGCCTCCCGCACGGGGCGGGAATCATTGGCGTTGGTTATCTCCTTGGCGTCGAGGTACATCTCCTTGAGCCGGTCGGAGAGCTTCTCCACCTGCTTCAAGGCCTTGGTCGCCCTCATCTCCTCGGCGGCATTCTTGCTCCCGTTCAGGGTGATGGGCAGCTTGGTCTCAGGGCGCTCCAGCTTGACCGGACCCTCGTCCTCCAGCCCGTGGGCCTCGGCGATTTCCTTCACATTTTTGTCGCCGTCTTTCACATCCATCGTGTCTTGGTTTTCCACGAACCAAGAGCTTCCCTCCGACCCGGCCGCCATCTTGAGAACATAGGCGTCAAGCTCCCGATGGAGATAGGCTAGCCTCTCACGGAAGGTTCCCTTCTTGTCCTTCTTCTTGTTGTGAATTGACCACATCGTGGCGTAGGCCTTGTCCTTCTCACCAGGGTACTCGTCCTTGATTTCGTGGGCCGTCTCCTCGCTGATGCCAGGAGGAGTGACGGCGGTCTTGACACTGGCGACCCGGAAGTCAGAAGGGTTGACAGAGCCTTGAACTGTAGGATTTGCCTCCCAAGCCTCCTCGGCACTCTGGAACCCAAGACGCTCGGCAAGACCATACATCCCGGCGTAGGATGCGAACTCCTCGAAGTCTGCATAGCCGTTCTGGAGACGCCCCTTCCAGCCTTGGAGACCACTGTCCGTGGTGACCTCGGTATCCCCGAACGAGTTTCTTTCTTCTATTCCGGCAAGCTTCAGACTGGCCATGCAAAGGTTCTCCATCTCAGCCTCTTCCCCACCTTCCCCGAGGACACCCTTGGCGGCCTCGATTGCGGCAGCCTCGTCGTCCCACGGGAACGGCTCACTCTGCTGCTTGTTATCCTCGTTGTAGACGGTGAACAGCCCTCCGTCCCCTTCTGCCTGTACCCAGAGACGGACGGTTCCCGCCATCGGGGTTGCTGGCGCATAGACGCCCTGGTCACGAATCTCCGAGCCGATGAGGATGTAGGGTCCTTGGTACACGTCAAATGCCTTGACCTTGCCGCCGACCGCCTGGGCGATGGCATGGTGGATGGGCCACTCCTCGGGGTTATCGGCTTCCGACTGCGTCATCTCGCCTGTGGCTGTCCTGTTGCCATCATAGAGGCTCAACGCCTTCTTCATGGATGCTGCTCTGGTTCCTGTTGCCTGTTGCATTTCCACGGGGCGTCCTTTCAGTTCCCTGCTAAGTGCTTCCATAAAGTCATATGCCGCCTTGTCATTGAGTTCCACGTTCTTGGCTACGGCCGAGACGATATTGGCAAGGGTCTCGCTGCCCATCTGCTTCAAGTCAGCGTTGATGTCTCCGTTCCCTGCCCGTGTGACAGGGGGAGCCTGCTTCACGGGTGCGGGTGCCGTTCCTGGGGCGGAGGCGGGACCAGAGGCGGCCGGTGCCGTCCCCGGCGCTACCGCCTGCGGTGCGCCCGATGAAGGTGCTCCCATGCCCTTGGGGGGAGGAGGAGCGCTGGGAGGAATTCCCGGCTGGACTCCCGGCTGGGCTATCTTTTTCTGTGCTGCCAAACGAGGTACCTCTGCCTTTTCAGGCATCTTAGCCTCCGACTTCTCGTCCCTGTCTGTCACCCACGGGTCAGACCCCACCGAGGCTACTTGCATGGCAGCCTCCGGTACTTCGGTCTGCTCCATGTTGGTGCTTTTACGGAAGGTTCCCGCAAGCTGGCTTATCCATCGCACATACTGCTGGACTGTTCGGGCATACTGCGGGTATGCTTGGTCATCCAAGTTGGTTCTCCCCATGGGGGACTTCTCCACCCGTTCGAGCCATTGGACGGCCTTCATAAGCTGCTGTGCCTTTGGGTCCTTCGTGGACTGGAGGATTGGAATGATGTTCTTTCCCTCCTGGATGGCCGTCCTGAGCGTCTTCGGGCTGACCAGCACGGTGGCCTTCTTACGGCGGTTGATGAGCTTGGATTTCATCCTTCTCTCCTAAATATCGACTGGCGGAAGTGACGGAACCAGTGACAGGTTCCTGAGCGCCGTCAGGGCGGCGGTGATTGAGTTTACCATCGCCGCGTACCACGCCTCCAGCGCATACGCCGGATACATAGTAAGGCAATCCAGTGGACCCTGCTGAGGTGCCGAACTGTTCGGGTTACATAGCGGCGGCGTGCTGGGCAGCGAGGTCATGAACTTGATCGTCTTGCCGGACATCTGAGTGGTTATCCCGACGAAATACTCGCTGGTCGGGAAGGTAAAGCTGAAGTTGACAGAGGGGCTGGACCCAGGCAGGGGGGTTATAAAGGTTCCGTTCCCTACGAGGGAAACCTGTGGGTCGCCATATGCCGCAATCAACGCCTTATCTGTAGCGTCGTCAGGGTCGCCGATGAACAAAGCCTGTAAGCGGATGCTGATAACGCCGTTCGCTTGGGTTATGACAGGATTTACCTGCATTATGCCACCTTAGTTTGAGGAGGGGAAGAGTCATTACCCTTCCCCTCCTCATGTAATTAAAGACTCGTAGTCACCGAGAACACAATGCTGACATACAGCAACGAAAAGACGGGCCGAAAAGTTATAGTCACATCCACCGTCGTGGGGTCAGTCGGGTCTTGCACCACGTTCGGTGGGTTGTAACCGTTGATTATCTGACCCGGTGTTGGGCTTGCCAAGGACTGCAAGCGTGCGTTAGCAACCACGTTTATGTCCGTGACCAAACCGGATACCAGCTTGCGACCGATGAACTGCTTCATGTCGGAGCGGAATAACTGTGCCACATAGTCCGTGATGGTTGTGCAGGTCGGCTCGGACGTGATGGGGTTGCTCGGGTCGGTGCTCTTGTAGTGGCGGATGTTGAGCGCCCCGTTGTTATTGGTCAGGCAGACCAGCCCGGCTGTCGCCATCTGGTTCATCACCGTGTCGTCGTACTGCACGAGCAAGCGAGAGAACCCGACGAGGTTCTGGTTGGTCAGCGTGGTGGCCACATCGTTGGACGGGTTGATGTTGAGTCCCGCCATGGCGGCTGCCATGAAGCTGCCGTCCACGGCATACTCGGTCTGCTGGGCCGTCTGGGTATTGGTGAGCAGCACCCCTGCCGCTGGCATACCGATGGCAATCATGCGGGCGTTCGAGAGTGCCCGTGCGTTGGCCATCGCCTGTGCATAGCCGGTGAAGGTGCTGTAGCCGACGAACCCAATTGCCTCGCCCTTGTTCCTCGGACCAGCCTGTGTAATCAACTGGCGGCTGAGGAACTGATGCACCGTGGTCGAGGTGCTCAGCGGGACGATGACGTTCGCCTTGGTCTGTAATCCAGGTAGAGCGGGCAAGAGCGACTGGATGGCAGCGATGAAACTGGAGTCCGAGGCGATGTTGAGACCAGTCTGCTTCGGAACCTGCACGACGCCAAACTGCTGCGCCCCGTTCCCGACCATGAACTGAATACCGAGGGACACCCGGTTGATGGTGCTAGGAGCGCCGTAGGCGTTATAGGCATCCGAGCCCTTCTGGTACATGTGGACAGCAAAGTCGGAGGGCTGCTTGGCGGTCTGGAAGGAGGTGTAGTAGTATTCCCCGACCAATGGGCTGTTGCCGGACTTGTTGAACGTCTGCACGAGGGCGGTGTCACCGACGTTGGCACCGTAGGTCGTGATGACCTCGGTCTGGAGACCGCCGATGGCGATGAGGTTGTTTGACTCGGCAAGGCTATAGGGCACATAGGTTGTGCCTGTGTAGCGTACCGCCTCACTGCTGACTTGGAACACCAGCGTGTCGCCCGGCTGGAGGTTGTACTGGGGCGTCGGAAGCGTGGTATATCCGTAGTTCAGAGCATCCTGTGGGGCCACGATGGTAAACTTCAGCCCGGTAGCCTTGTCAATGTAAGTCTGGTCAAGGTAACCCTCGCCTGCGGACCCCTTAGGGTTGCTGGAGGTCACGATATAACGCAGAGAGTAGGGCAGTGGGTTGGTGGGGTCAACGCCTCCCGCCAGATGAAGGGCAGCGGCAGTGCTAACGGTTCCGGTCTCCACAAGCTGAGTAAGGACCGTTCCGAAAGTTGTGCTGATGCCCGCCCCGACTAGGGTTACGATTTGATTTGTGGTCGTCACACCATTGAAGACAATTGCATTTCCGATGACTACAACACCGAAGCTCCCCGTATTGCTGAAGGTAACCGTGATAGCATCGCCGCCGTCGCCCGGAGTGGTGCAGAAGAACAGAAGACCTTGAGTATTCAGGTAGGCTTGAGCGCCGGGGTCCACGTCCTTGGTATACCCGTCGTCTTGGAACGTAAGGGTGACGGTCTCGTCCACTTCGCCCGGAGAGGTATACAAGTCTGGGAAGGCAAACGGCCACACGATGCCGGTCTGGTTGAACGGACCGGACTCGGTGATGACACTGTCCGTGGCATCAAAACTGACCACCGGCAGGACCCGCCCGACCTCATCTTTCAGGGTATAAGTGCCCTGCCCGGAGATGCCGGGGGTGACGACCGTAGCTGTATAGGTATGGTCATTCAGGGTGTTGCGGTAATAGCTGGCGTATACGTTGGTCCCGTAGAGCGGGGCGTTGTAAAGGGTGAACTTACCGGTATCGCCGGAAAGGTCAATAACCCGGACGGCACCGCCTTCCAAGGCCTCTACGGGGTTGACGCCGATATAGACCGCAACCTTGGTCGGGTCGTCGGTGTTTACGCTCAGCCCGCTCCCGTCCACCACGCTGTCGGGGGTGGTGAATACGAGGTTCTTGCCGTTCGTCACCCCGGCGCATAGACGGAGGTAGACATGCTCGTCAACGAGAGTGGTCACGATGTCGGTTGGACCAAACGGCGTTGCCGCTGTGGTAGTCGCACCGACAGAGGTGACGGTGCTGGCTCCCCAGTTGATGATGCTATTTTTGTTGGAGTCCTTGCCGAGGACATAATCGGTGTCTTGGACGAAGTCTGCTCGGTTAGGACCGAGACCGACCTCAGTGATGACCGATACGTTCTGGGCGGGGATGATGTCGGAGGTATTCTGGTAGGTGTTAGTGTAGTAAGTGATGGTCACCGTCGAGGGAAAAGTCACCGAGTTGGTCAGGGTGACATACCCGTAAAGCCCGTCCACTGCGGAGACATCCACCTTAACGCCATTGACGAAGACCGTAACCTTATTCGGGTCAGTCGTCACGACACCGCCGTTGGTGCCGTCCACGATGGGGGCATGCTCAACCTTGAACACTTTGTTGGTATTGGGTCCGAGACCACCGGCAAGATGGGTAGCCGACATGGTAGTTGCTGCTATGATATCGGGAGGAGAGTCAACGGCAGGCTTGGTCGCCATCAGGAAACCGGCGTCAAGCGTCGGGATACCGGCAGTGACAAGGTGGTAAATATCCAAGAGGGTCCGCTTGCCGCCGCCGACCTTGGCGATGTCGATGGAGATGGCGTCCGTTCCTGCCCCGGAGACAGCCTGCGTGTCAAGCACGCCGGTTCCTGGAGACGAAGACAGTGTGTCGTCGGTGATGGCCAGCGTCACGCTATTTCCGGTCACGCCGGGGAGCGAGGTGCTGATGATTATGGAGTTGGGAGGGCTGTACACATCCGAAATCGTCAACGCAGCAAAGCTGGGAACTTGGTCCGACTCGTTTTCATTGGGGATGAGAGTGTCGCCCCGCTTGAAGTAGTAACTTATTTCCACGTTCTGACCCGGAGTGATAAGCTCAGCCGTGGTGAAGTCACCAGTAGCTCCGTCCAAGGAGATGACCGTAGCGGGGATGCCGTCTACGACAATCTGCACCTTGCTGGGGTCGGCGGTGACCACGCCTTTGCCGGAACCGTTCGTCACAGGATGATAAGTAGTGTTGAACTTGTTGGTGATTGAGGTCACCTGGTTCGAGATATTCTCGTTCACCACCTGCTCGTCGGCGCTGGCACTTGAGCCACGGAACATTTCGACGTTGTCCTGCTCGAAGTACTCCTGACCCTCGCCGATGATTACCGGGATGCGGGCGTTACCAAAAAGTGGCTGCCCTGCCTGTGCTATCTGGACTGTTGTGTAGACTCCGGGGGGTGCATAGCTGCCGAATAGTGCCATGTCAATTCTCCTTGACGGCGAGTGGCCGTGTTTCTTGCTCTCAATTAAGGGGGGTGGAAGTCAGTTTCTTACCCCATTTATACTCCAAACAAAGGCTATTTTGCCGAAATAGTAACGATGCTCCCTTGCGCCGATTCCGGTATGACTACCTCCCGGAGCTTGGTCCCCGGCAAGGTTCGATAAGACTCGTGGCTCGTGGCGATTAGAGCCTTCTCCCCGGTCTCCTGTCTGACCTTGTTCCTGACTTCTTGGCGTGCCTTGATTTTCTCCCACCGCTGGGCAGCGTCTTTGCCCACGGTAACGTCAAAGGACTGCTTTGACATATTGTTGGTGGATACGGCAGGTGCGCCCTTGAGATGATAGTGGCACCACCCATCACAGTCCTTGACGGGGCAGCACCGGTCTTCAAAAGTGGCGGTAGCCATCGGCATAAGCTCCTCTATGAGGGCTTTGCACTTATCACACACGAACGTATAAATTGCCATGACTTTCCCTTCACCCGTCCGCAGGACGGGGTAGAACCTCTGCCGTGGTCCCTATAAAGTACAAATCATAGTCATTTTGTGCTTCCGGCTGGCGGAACGACTACCTGTTTCTTTTGGTAGGAGAGGCTATGATTACATTGACCCAGAATAAGAAACTAGGACCGGGTGACCTCAGCATACTACTCAGGAACTCCAGCGGGGGGCTTATAGACCCCGCCATCATCGCCTATTCCATCTTCCAGCTTAGCGAGAAGGTGCCTACGGCAGGGCAGCGGGCGTATGACTTTGACCTGGAGCAGCCGAATCATATGCATACCCTCCCGGAGAGCGACCTTGTCCTCATGAGCCAGCCCAAGATGGTGCCTGCCCGTAGCTCGCCTGGGGCATACTGGGTCAGTATGGTGGTCCCTACGCTCTGGCGGGGCGTTTACAGGCTCGTGTGGTATATCGTACAGTCTAACGGGATGCCTGAGGACCGGGTATACGAGGATTTTGTCGTCCAGACCATCGACCCCATCGACCCAGCATTTGAGGCACCCAGCACGATAATGGCTGCCCGCCCGGTTACCACCAACAAGTATGCCCCGGCCATTATGTATGTCCGGGAACTCCTGAGCGACACCAATCCCGACCGTAACTACCATTTTCGCCCTCCGACCCCTGGTAAGGTTGTAGCAGGATACACCAGTCGGGTCGGGTATATCTGGCTTGATTCCACCATCCTGAGGATGCTTGACATCAACATCGCCAAGCTCAACTGGTACAACCCTATGAACATCACAAACTACACCCTTGACAACATCCAAGTGGACTGGGGAAGGATTGCAGCGATTGGTGCTGCGGCGTCGTGTCTTTCCGCCGAGGGCGCACGCTGGGCGGCGGACGAGTTCAGCTACAGTTTGAACGGGGTCAGCTTGGACATAAATAAGTCCTCCCTTTACTTGTCATTGGCACAGAGCTATGGGCAGGAGTTCTCGGAACTAGCACCCCTGGTGACGGCTAACCGTCCTGTTTCGTGCGGGTTACGCCAACAGAGGTGGTTACTCGGATAGTATTACTATAATAGTAAACTTTTTAGTGGCGACCGCAAGTGCAGGTGTTGTTACGATAAAGATAAAAAGATGGACTTTCCATAGTATTATACTTATGTTGGCTCTAGTGATTTATGGACTTTCAAAGCCTAAGTATGATCCTATTAAAAGAAGACCGCAAGAGAATACGAACCTTCTCTACACGGGAGCGCCGTAAAGCTTTAGCAGGACAGATATGTGAGCTTTGCGGAATTCACCCCGCCCGCAATATCTTAGACAACTCACTCCTGCTATGCTGCTGCTCACATCCATTGTTTTGCTCAGCAGTACCAAACGATAGAAGCGTTTGCTGGTTCTGTGGTAGACCGGCTATAAAGAAAGCCCGATGTGGGTTTGTCTGTGGGACGAATAGGAAGCGGGGGTGTCAGGCGTGGGCAGAGGAGGTTGCCAAGAAAACCATAGAAACAAAAGGCAAAATTCCTGATTTTGAGATACATAGACTGTCTCGATTTAAGGAAACTTGCTTAAAAAAGTATGGGGTAGAGAATCCCATTCAATCCAAAGAATTAAGAGATAAACAAACCCAGATTACACGAGAACGGTTTGGGATGACCCCTGGCGAGTTGCTACGTAGAAGAGGGGAAGAATACTGTCATAAAAACGGAGTCACCAATACTTGGCAAATACCCTCCGTCCGTGAGAAAATATTACATACAAATATGGAACGCTACGGGGTTCTCCACGCTGCACAAGCAGTGGTTTTCAAGGAGAAGACCAAAATATCCAATATGACCAAATATGGGGTTGAGTATGCTATGAAGCTCCCGACAACCATACAGAAGCGTAACAAGACCAACCTAGAACGGTACGGATACTCCGAGGCGATGAGTAATCCAGAGATGTATAAAAAGGCGTTGGTCAAACGATATAGAATAAAGAATTTCGTTCTTCCCAGCGGTCGTGTTGTTAATTGCCAAGGCTATGAAAACAGAGCTATTAAGTTCCATCTTAGGCACTTCAGAGAAGAGGATATGTTGTTTAACGGCGAGTTACAAATTGCCTACACTAAATCAGATGGGACCAAAGGGCTTTATCGCCCTGACTTAGCCGACAAGGCATCACATACTCTTATAGAAGTGAAATCTTTATGGACACTAAAACAGGAGAAGTATCTTTTGGAAAAGTTATTGGCGGCCGCATCATTAGGATGGGAACCGTTTGTTGAAATCTGGGCAGAAACGGGGGATTGCCCAGTTTCAGTGATGGGGTTGATTGATATTCAAACCCTTAGACAGGTGCAGAATGATAACGGAATTGCTTGTTCTTAACTCAAGTTTGTGTGGGTCACGGGACCTCTGGTGGGTCGATGACCCCGAGGCGACCAAGGGTTATAACATTTATCGTGCTTATGACCACCCGAGCAACTGGCACAAACTAAACAGTTTTGTATGGTCTGGACATTTCTGGAGGGACCAAGCTTCCCTTGAGGAGGTGGAGTACCTCCTGAAAGACTCCGACTGGGTGGAACGAGGGGGATTGGGCCGCTGGGGGTTCAAGCTCCCGGAGATTCCCTACTCGGATGTCGTTCATTCCCGCCCCAAGGCTGCCACCAGTCCTGACGATGTCAAGGTATTCCTTACCGACATTACTGACCAGGTTACAGAAGTCCGACCCGTGGAGGTAAGGGCGCTGGACCAAACTGTGTGGCTTCCTGCCGACAACACCCTGCCTCCAGGAGGGGCGGTGTCCGACGAGGCACAAGTCTACACGGACAATGTCAATAAGGCTAACTACGGAGGAACCCAGAGGATTATCGTAAAGTTTAAGCGCTTGGCCAACTACGTTGACATCTATACCTCGATGGTGAGACAATTCTACACGGTAGTGGGAGTTGGGGAGCATGGAGAACTACACAAGCCGGGGGCTGACCGCAGCAAGATTGTAAACACGCAGGAGGTGGACAACCTCACCTGGGAGTTCGCCGAGATGGTAAACCGGAACCAGTGGATTTTCGAGCAGGTCGGTGAGCCTGCCTACATCCTGTTCCGCAGGACCCGTGGGGAGCCGTGCGGATGTGTGCGCCCGGAAGCGGGGCTCGGGGCACCGAGGCACGGATGCCCGTCCTGCTACGAGACCGGCGTGGTGGGAGGCTATTATGGACCCTATGACATCCTCTACATCCCCCCGGACAGCGCCCTGATACGTGAGATTGACGAGGGCGGAGGTATCAAGGCGACAAGGGAGAGCCGCAGCTTCCTCACCAATACCCCCATCGTGCAGGACGGTGACCTTATCGTCCGCAGGAACGGCGAGCGCCTCGTCATCCATGGGGTAACCTCAAAGAATCCCCGTGGCGTACTCCTCCAGCAGGACTTCGGCGTAGAGCTTCTGAAGGAAGGGGACACCCGCTACCTTATACCTATAAAGACAGGGCTTCCCACGCTCTTCGACCCCATCGTCAGGAACAATCCCGACCAGGGCATTGACCCGCACCGCCTCAAGGGCGACGGGGAGCCTCTGGTGGACGTGAGGGACCAGCCTGACAAGCAGCCGTGGGAGAACAAGTCGGTAATCCCCATCGGTAGGACGGTCGCCTTCGGCAGGATACTGGGGTCGCCGCTCGACTTGGTGAAGAGGCCGCAATAACGCCCTGCGACCGGGAGGAAACTACCCCGAAACCTGACTATTCAGACCATAAGAGAGGAACCGCTATGAAGATTACTGCGACCGAACTGGCCGATGCTGTTATGAAGACTGCCGGGGTGCTGTGCGTCAGCGACCACCCCAATGACGACCAAGAACTTCAGGCCATAGTGGGGGACCCATCGGATGTCCGCATCTCCACCTTCTCCCAGTTCAAGCCCAATCCGGGAACGGTGCAGCTACCGAACCCCTTGTCACCCATTGAGGGGGACGAGATATTCTTCGCCTACCTGATGCCATGGGCGACCTTCCAGGCGAACGACGGCTCCGAGTGGAACATCCTTGAGTACAGTTCGCCGAACCAGATTGAGATTGAGAACCGCTGGTACCCGAGGATACACGCCTACGTGTCCATCGGGGACATCCGGCGTTCCATCCACCAGTGGATTGAGCCGGTCACCCAGACCGTTCCGCCTCCACCGCCCGGCGTTGACTACTCCGCCCTGCCCGTCAAGATTATGGACATGGACAAGAACAAGGGCGACATCGACGCACTCGGGGACGAGAAGCCCGCCCAAGGGAGTAGCTGGTAAAAGTTCGGCAGAGGGAATATTAAATAGAGAACGAAAAACACGGAGGTGTGTATGCTAGTTGAAATCATCGTTGGGGTCGTGCTTTTTAGTGGTGGATTTGCTATTGGGCGAATCAAAAATACCGCTAAGCTAAATGCCATAAAGGCTGAGGCTGAAAAGCTGGAGCTTGCCGTTGAGACGGATGCGAAGAAAGTCATCGCCGCCATCAAGGCAAAGCTGTAAGCGGGACTTACAGGTTCCCACCTATACGGTACTAAGTAGGGGGAACCTGTGCTTGATTTAACCGGAAGCGCACTCATAAGTTACTTGCTAAGAATAATAACCGACGCCGTTAATCGGAATCCTCGGTTTCGGCAGACTCTTGGAGAAGTATCCTCCCAGTTCAACGCTTTAATTCAATTCAAAGATGCTCAAATCAGTATCAAGAATGTAACTTCCTCAGGTGGACGTTTGTCCCCCGACTACTTTATTTGCAAGGAGTACGGGCGAGCCATACTGGCCAAGATTCAGAGCAAGGAAGGACAGTTCATAGAGTGGGTGCAGGAAGTTGACCCCACGAGGAAATCCCCACCCGCCGGGGTCTACTACCTTAATGTTGATTCTGTGGACGAGCAGACAAAGGATGTGGGTTTGACCATCCAGACATTTCGATGGGTGGAGGGAAAAGTCACCAACGCCCAAGGGTCGGTCGTCTACCTCGCCCCCGGCATCGACGGGACAGCCTTGTCCGGGTATATCGAGGGCGAGAACAGCCCGCCCGTTGACCTGGTGACCGTCGTCAACGACGGGAGCTACCCTACGACCGTGGGGACCAGCCCGCCCATCCCCATCAACCTGCTCCTGTCCCCGAACGAGATATACCTTCTCACGCCGACCCCGACCGGGCTGGTTCTGCTCTTCGGGTCTCCGCCTATCCCGCTCATACCACTGGTCGATTATTGGTACCAGCAAAAGGTTGATGTGGTGGTGTGCCAAAGCACCGTGGGAGGGCAAGAGATAGTCGGCATCCCGATGGGCTATACGGATATACCGAACTCCAGCCCGCCCCAGACCATCCCCACCACGATAACCTTCACCGTCACGGACCAGACCGGGTACGAGCTTGTCCCCGGCAAGGACTACACATGGTATGCCTCGAACGACTGGCTGGAGCTTTCCGAGTGGACCCCGGCTGGGAGCACTCTGACGGCCCACTTGTTAACTAAAGTTGACCCCACGGCAGTTATGGGCACGAATTTAGAGAACATCTTAGAGGTCGGAGTGGCTCCTGGGGAGAATCTCGCCCCCGGACAGGTATTCGTCCAGACCTCCCATGGAGAGTACATGTCGGTAACGGTGGACAGCGACGGGACAGTGACCTTACCGACCCTTCTCATTCCAGGGCAGTGGTGCTTATGGGAGATGAGGATTGATGCCGGGACGGTCCATAAGGTTGCCAAAAAGTACAACCTCAATCAGAATATCATACCGG